CGATGCCAAGATATACCGCGCGTATGGCAAGGACTGCTCCTCTGCTCTAAGGTCGGTCGCGTTATCCAACACGCTAAATGCAGGTATCAAAAACGCAGGCGGAATGACAAAAAATCTTTGCCGCTCTATGGTGGATTCCTCGCGCGATACCGTAACGCATCTTATGGACAAGGCGTGGCTTAAAATACAAAGCGGAGCGTTTTCTTATCAAGACGCCATCTATGATGCGGTATCTGAGCTTGCGGCAAACGGCATTACCAAAGTGACCTATGCAAGCGGGCGTACTGATTGGGCAGACGTTGCTGTACGGCGCGCAGTTATGACGGGCATAAGCCAGACAGCAGGGCGTATGCAGCTTGATCTCGCCGCGGAAATGGACTGCGATCTTGTAGAGGTAACGGCTCACATGGGTGCGCGCCCATCTCATGCGATGTGGCAGGGCAAGGTATACAGCATTTCGGGCAAGACTAAGAAATATCCCAAGCTCTCCGTTGCTACGGGCTACGGCACAGGTGCGGGACTTAAAGGTTGGAACTGCCGCCATGATTTTTATCCGTTTTTTGAGGGATTGTCGAAGCGTGCAAATATGCCTGTGGACATTGCCGAAAGCAACAAGCAGTACGCATTGTCGCAGCGCCAGCGGGCAATGGAGCGCACGATACGCGCTTCAAAACGCAGATTGGCGGCGCTGGACGGCGCTATATCCGCCGCTGACGATGAGCAATTAAAGATAAATCTGCAAAAGCAGTTTGATAAACATTCTGCTATCTTGAAAGAAAAGGAAAAGCGGCTGAATGATTTCTGCGCTGATAATGATCTGTTCCCCGAAAACGACAGGGTGCGCGTAGTTGGATTTGGCAAAAGCGTTTCGCAAAAAGCGGTACATGGAAACAATCGCAACTTTGTGAGAACTATGAAAAAATACGGCATAGAAAACCCGCCTAAAAGTCTTGACAAATTTAAGGGAATGAAGTATAATAATTCTCCTGAGTATAAAAAGATGAAAAATTATATTAGATCTGTAAAGAAAGGCAAGATTTCTCCACTCGTAGGATATGAATACTATGATAAAATGTATACTAAAATCGAAGATGATATTGTAGGGCTTACAACTAATAATGGAATAAAAATAACAGGTCAATCTAATCATTTTATCGAACGTGTAATAGGAACGATCAAAGACCCTGATACTGGTCAAAAGCGCTTAGGGGTTGAACTTGAAGATATTCAGGAAGCTTTAACTAAAGGTAAAGCAATGAAACCTAAAATAAGCAAAGATAAAAACGGAAATATTTTATATGATGAAAATGGAAAACCTAAAGTATCTCAGCTATTTGTTACTGACAAATGTGCAGTGTCAATAAACCCTGAAACAGGCGTACTTATTCAATGTAATCCAAAGTGAGGTGTATTATTATGGTGTTTAATTTTACAAAAGATGAGTTTGATATGCTTGTCAAATATGGCGATTTTGAAGATTTGGAATATCCGTATAAATTATTTACTGAAACAAATCAGATAGAAATCGACGACAATGATATTTCAATGTTTCAGTGTATAATCAGTGACATATCAGTTGTTTATGGCATGGATGAAGACCAAAATAATATGACGGATTTTGGATACAAAGCGCTGGATATTTATGATAAGGTATACTGGCAAATCAAAAATGCAAAAGCTCCCACCTAAGGGGGCTTTTAATTTTGCATGAAAGGAGCTGATACAATGCTCGCAACGCTTATTCTGCTTTACGCGCTCGATACAGGACAGATACCTACGGGCTGCTATGTGGCTGCATGGGTATTTACCATACTCAAGGGTATCTATGCGGTGATAAAAGCAATGATCGAAATGGACAATTAAAACTGCAATATAACGATAATATAACGCTCTTTCAAGGGCGTTTTTATTATACCCAAATTTACAAAACGGAGGTAATATCATGACAAAAGAAGATCTCGTGAAGCTCGGCGTATCGGAGGATATAGCCGACAATGTGCTTGTACAGCACACAGCGGAGCTGACCGCGGAACAGCAGAAGACTACTGACATTACCGCAGAGCTTACAGCTGCAAAGAACACAGTTGCTGAGCTTACCGATAAGGTCAAGGCATTTGACGGCGCAGACGTGGAGGGGCTGAAAAAGGCAGCAGCTGACTGGGAAAGCAAGTACAATGCTGATATAGCCGCCCTCAAGCTTGACAAGGCGCTGGAGTTTTCGCTTATCGGTGCTAAGGCAAGGGACGTAGGCATTGCAAAGTCGCAGATCGACTCCTCGCTTCTTAAACTCGACGCCGACGGCAAGCTTACCGGTCTTTCAGAGCAGCTCGAAAAACTCAAAGCAGACAAGAGTTTCCTCTTTGAGGACAATTCATCTGAGCCTAACGGCGCAAGGATCGACACAGGTATCGACCACGGCTCGGCAACGGAAACAGTATCAGACGCGCAGGCAAGAGCCGTTATGGGACTGCCCGCATCTAAGTAAATTATGGAGGTAAAACACTATGGCAAACGCAATCACGAAATTCAAGACTTACATTGCCCTGCTTGACGAGGTGTACAAGCAGGCATCGCTCACATCTGACCTCGACAGCGACCAGAGCCTTGTCAAGGCGGGTGCAAACGCCAATGAGATCATCATACCTAAAATATCCATGGACGGTCTTGCGGACTATTCGCGCAACAGCGGATATGTCAAGGGCGATGTTACGCTGACCAATGAAACTGTACAGTTCAATTATGACAGAGGTCGTAAGTTCAGCGTGGACAATATGGACAACGAGGAGACCGCAGGACTTGCTTTCGGCAAGCTCTCCAGTGAGTTTATCCGCACTAAGACCGTACCTGAGCAGGACGCATTCCGCTTCGCAACATATGCAGGCACAACAGGCATATCTAAGATAGCGGCAGGTGCAACGCTTACTTCGGGCAACGATGTGCTCGCCGCTATTGTTGCCGCGCAGAACAAAATGGACGAAGATGAGGTCGCGCAGGAAGACCGCTACCTTTTTATCACACCCACGCTGCTCAACCTCGCGAAAAATGTTGATACTACCAAGTCTAAGGCTGTGCTTGACGATTTTGCGAAGATCGTCAAAGTGCCTCAGAGCCGCTTTTACACGGCTATCGACCTCAAAGACGGCACTACTGAGGGAGAAGAAACAGGCGGATATGCCAAGGCAACGACCGGCAAGGACATCAACTTTATGATAATCCAGAAGTCCGCTGTTATCCAGTATCCCAAGCACACAGTCAACAAGGTCATCACGCCCGAAAAAAATCAGTCTGACGACAGCTGGATGTTCTTCTTTAGGGCATACGGTCTTGCCGACGTATATGAGAACAAGGCAGCGGGCATTTATCTGCATCACAAAGCGTAAGGAGGCAAGATCATGGCTAAGACGATCGGACTTACATTTCCAACAGATTCAACAGAAGAACTCGAAACCGCCGTATCTGCTGACGATGGCGGTATTTGTCTTGACGATATGACCGTACCGCAGCTCAAGCGCTTTGCTGAGGACAACGGTTTTGACATCGGGTCGGCAAGCAAGAAAGCTGACATCATACAGGCAATCATGGGCAGAGCAGGAACGGACACTGAGGAGGTGTAGGTTATGGCTTATGCTGACTACACGTTTTACACTACTGTATTTTACGGCAGCAAAATACCCGAAAATGAGTATCCGTACTTTGCAGAGCGTGCGACGGAGTATATAGACAGCCTAACATTTGCCGCTAGCGATGATACTCAGCTCAGCAAAGCCTGCTGTGCCTGCGCAGAGGTCATGTATTCCGCACAGCCTGATAAGCAGGTGACCTCGGAAAAGGTCGGCGATTACTCTGTCAGCTACGCCGCGACACAAACTACCGTCGCCGAAGAGCTTATACAAACAGCTTCGCGGTATCTTGATATACAGTCTGTGAGGTGGGTCTGATGAGGTTCAACGGCAGGTGCACGGTGTGGCACAAAACTGACGAGGGATATATCACACTGCATTATCCCTGCTGGTGGCAGGACACAGAGGCTGTCAATATCTCTAAGAGCGGCAAGACTGACGTTGATACGGCGGCGGTATATCTGCCGCTCGCAGCCGAGGTTGCGAAGTCTGACTACATTGCCAAAGGCGATATAGCTTTTGAGATAACAAGCTCGGTAACAGACCTGCTGAAAGCGGCAAGCCCGCTTAAAGTCACTACTGTTGCCCGCAAGGATTACGGCAGCGAATATATGCGGCACACGGAGGTGACGGCACGATGAGCGATAACAGAGTAAAAGTTAAACTTGAAATACTGCCCGAAAATCTGCTGCTTGCAAAACGCTCGCTTGGCAAGGGCGGCAAAGCGCAGATATTTGTAGACAGTGAGGTGCTTCGCTGCTGCGACAGCTATGTGCCGTTTCGCACAGGTATGTTAAAGCGTTCGGGCATAACGGCAACTGTAAAAGGCAGTGGTATGGTGCGGTACAACACACCATATGCACGGCTAAACTATTACAGCAACAAAGGCAACGGCAAAGAGGGAATGAACAAAGGCGGCAAACGCGGCAGGCTGTGGTTTGAGCGTATGAAGCCCGATTACAAAGATTCCATACTGAATGGGGTGAAGAAGATTGTCAGATCAAAATAATCTGAGCCTGCTCAGCTCTGTAAAAGAGTTTGTAGAAAAGTGTCCGTTTTTTGCGGACATTGATCTGCATATCGACCAAACCGAAAACACACCTGTGAATTACAGCATACAGACATCGGGACTTACGAAGCTGACTGAAAATGTTTTTGGTGACCAGCAGTGGCAGTACAACGCGATACTCCAGAGCCGCGAATATACCGCAGACGATATTTCACGGCTCAATGCTACAAACTTCACTGAAAGGCTCATATTTTGGGTCGAAGAACAGAATAAGCTGTCTAAGCTGCCCGAACTTGGCGGCAACCGAAGCGCAGTAAGCATATCTGCAGATAACGGTCTGCTTCTCGCGCTCGATGACGACGGCGACAGAGGTATCTATCAGGTACAGCTGCATTTGATTTTTGATATTTACGAGGAGGATTTTTAATATGGCAGAACAGTTTACAATAGCAGCGGGAACGGACAAACTTTCACGTTCGCATCTCAAGCATTTCATTGACGCTAAATTCGGCAGCGGCGAATCGCCTGAATGGTATAAGGTCGGCAGGGACAACAGCGAGCTATCAATGGAGCTGAACCCCACAACTGAAACAGTAAAGAATGTGCTTGACGAAAGCGAAGTCATAGACAACGGTTATGAGCCGAGTATGTCGGTCGATCCGTACTATGCCCGCAAAGGCGACGGGATATACGCGAAGATAAAGGACATAGCCTTTAATCGTCTTACGGGCGATGACTGCAAGACCACAATGCTGGAGGTCATTATCGACAAGACGGAAGCGCCGTTTGACGCATGGATGGAAGACTGTATGATCAAGCCGCAGTCTTACGGCGGCGAACAGGGCGGCGTGACTATCCCCTTTACTGTTACGCCATGCGGCAACAGAATAAAGGGCACGGTAACGATCACAAACAAGAAGCCAGTATTTACGGCAGACGCAGAAGGCTAAGGTGATATAAATGTCAGAAAACATAAAGCTTACATTTGACGACGGCTACAAAAGCATAGAGATCAACGGCGACCCGAACAAGATCATACGCATAAATCCTACCGACACGGCGTTTATACAGCGCCTTGCCGGCTTTGAGGATAAGGCTGAGGAAATCAAAAAGAAGTACGGAGATATAGACCTCAGCGCACTGAACTTTGATGGCGAGGACACTGACTCAGAAAAGATGCAGAACGCGGCGATGAACGTCGAGAAGCTGGAACAGTGTATCCGCGAGCTTATAAACTATGTTTTTGGCTATGACATATGCGCGGTCGTTTTTGGCACGGCGAGCTGCATTTCGCCTGTCGGCGGCAGACCTGTGTATCTCAATTTTATGGACGTTATGTTTGAGTACATAGCGGCGGAAGCAAAGAAACAGACTACGCGCTCGCAGGCTAAGATCAGCAAGTATACTGCCGCAGCGAAGCAGACCGACTTGGAAAAGTCCGACGTGCCTTACAGCGTTGATCTAAGTAAACTGAGCAGCGAGGATAAAGACGCGCTGCTCAGGCAGTTAATAAACAGATGAAGATGATCGGACAACTGCCTGCCGCGCTGGAAGTATGCGGCAGGCTATATCCTATCAGGTCAGACTACCGTGCGGCGCTGATTATTTTTCAGGCATATTCAGATCCGGAGTTGAGCAACAAAGAAAAAGCTATGGCTTGCATAGAGTGTCTGTACAAAGAACCGATACCCGCCGAGCATCTTACTGAGGCGCTAAAAGCTGCGATCTGGTATCTTGACGGCGGCGATATGGAAACGAGGGATATGCACGTTCAAGTGCTCGACTGGGAGCAGGACGAAAAAATGATCTTTTCCGCGGTGAACAAAGTCGCAGGGCACGAGGTCAGGACAGACGATCATATGCACTGGTGGACGTTTCTCAGCTATCTGTCTGAGATCGGCGAGGGGCTGCTATCTGAAATAATGCACATACGATGGAAACGCGGTAGGGGCAAGCAGTTAGACAAGTCTGAGCGCGAGTTTTACCGAGAAAACAGCAATATTATACACATAAAACAGCGGCTCTCGGCAGAGCAACAGGCGGAGAACGATTATGTTGACAGTTTATTTGATTAAGGAGGCGAACTTGTGGCGGTCGATGGCAGATTAAATTTTGACACAAAAATAGATACAAAAGGCTTTGGTCGCGGCATAGGCAGCCTTAAAGATCAAATGAATGGTCTTATCGGTCTGGCTGGCAAGCTTGCCGCCGCTTTGGGCGCGGCATTCAGTGTAAAGCAGGTCATAGAGTCGGCGGCGGAGGTCAAAGCAGCGGAAGCGCAATTCGAGCAGACGTTTGGAAGTATCCGTTCTTATGCCGAATCGGCAATAAACGGCGTGGCAAAATCAAGCGGCATATTGCAAACGCGTCTTAAAGGCGTTGGAACATCTATATATGCCTTTGCGAAGACAACAGGCATGGACTCTGCGAGCGCGTTAGATCTAATGAACGACGCTTTGCAGGTCACAGCGGATAGTGCCGCTTACTACGACCGCTCACTGGAAGACACAGCAGAGAGCTTAAAGTCATTTTTGAAAGGCAATTTTGAAAATGATGCAGCGCTGGGGTTGTCGTGTACAGAAACAACCAGAAATGCCGCTGCTAACAAGCTTTACGGCAAGTCATACATAGAGCTTTCGGAAGCACAGAAGCAGGTCACACTGCTGCAAATGGTCAAAGATGCAAACGAGCTTTCGGGAGCTATGGGACAGGCGGCGCGTGAAGCCGATGGATGGGAAAACGTCACAGGCAATCTCAAAGAAGCCGTAAAACAGCTTATGGCGGCAGTCGGACAGCCCGTACTTGCTGCGGTCATACCGATAGTGCAGAACATAACTGTCGGGCTGCAGAGCATGACCACTGCCGCAACTGCTGCGGCAAACGCACTGTCAAAAGTCTTTGGCATTAAGCTTGACGATGGTACAGCGCAGGTCAGCAGCAATACCGCTGATCTGTCCTCAAACGCCGATCAGGCGGCAAGCAGCTATTCCGACATGGCGGACAGCGCAGAGAAAGCCGCAGAAGCCAATAAAACATCACTTGCAAGCTTTGACGAGATCAACAAGCTCAGCAGCGATACAGCAGAAGAAAGTACGGCTTCAAGCACTGCCGGCAATACCTCGCCCGTGTCGGCGATCGGCGGAAATATAACATATAAGGCTGATGCCGATACATCAGCTATGGAGCGCAAATTTGCAGACTTTTTCAAGAGTGTGAAAAAAGACTTCTCAAAGATATTCCAGCCGCTTAAAAAGGCTTGGAAAAGGCAGGGCGAGGGCGTTTTAAAGTCGCTTAAATACTCTTTTAGTCAGTCACTCGGGCTATGCAAAGAGATAGGCAGTTCGTTCGCTGAGGTGTGGACAAACGGCACAGGCGAGGAAATGACCTCGCATATCCTTGGCAATTTCACGAACATAAACATAGCGATAGGCAATATGTCCGCGGCACTGAAACGTGCGTGGAGCAAAAATAACCTCGGCACAGATGTGATACAGCACGCGGCGGATATTTTCAACACCATTCTCGAGCACAACGAAAACATAAGCAAAAAAATAGCCGAATGGTCTAAGGACATCGACTTTGAGCCGCTGTTGACAGCGTTTGACGGGCTTGAGCAGGCGCTTGAACCTTTTGCCGATACCGTCGGCGAGGGTTTGGAAACGTTGTGGGACGACGTACTGCTGCCGATGGCAGACTGGACGATAGAGGATGCGATACCTGCATTTCTTGACACGCTGTCAGATGGGATAAGCGGTCTGACAGCAGTGTGGAAAAAAGCAGCTCCGATAATAAAAGACAAACTTTGGGATAAGTTCTTGAAACCGATAGCTTCATGGGCGGCAGACAGCGCCGTGAGCGCACTCAGCTCGATGGGCGATTCGTTCAAGAAAATGTGCGATAACATGACGGAAAAGGACGTTGAAGTATTTCTTGACCTTGCAGGTGCAGTCGCGGCGATAGTAGTTGCGGCAAAAGCTAAGCAAACGCTGGATAATTTTGCGGCAAGTTTGAGTACCCTTGGCAAAAACGCCGCAGGAGCATTCGATGGCTTGAAAAAAACTATGTCAACGAGCGTGACGGCTACGGCGGAAGAGGGCGGAACAACATTTGCAACTAAATTTTGCGCCGCTGTCGGGGCGTTTTTGGTCGGCTGGGAGATAGGTTCTGCTATACGCGACGCTATCGGCGGTGATAAGATAGACGAGGCATTGTTCCCCATATTTGACGGCATCGTTAATTTCTTTACAGTGACTATCCCCGAATGGTGGGATACGCTTCAATCAGACGTTATGTTCCCATTTTATGATAAGGTGACTGCGGCATGGAGCGCTGTGACAAACTTTTTGACAGAGAGCATACCGGCATTTTTCACAGAAACTATTCCCGGTTGGTTCGATACACTTGACTCAAATGTGCTGTTTCCAATATACGATAAAGCGGTAGCGGCATGGCAGGCAGTAGTCGCCTTCTTCACAGAATCGATACCGAGCTTTTTTACGGAAACCGTTCCGGGCTGGTTTTCAGATCTGCATAATTCAATAACGGATATTTTCAAAAATATCGGTTCATGGTTCGGCGATAAGTTCGGCTCCGCGTGGGATAAGATCAAGTCTGTCTTTAGTCTTAAATCGGTAAAAACGTTCTTTTCAGGCATTTGGGACGGCATCAAATCGGCGTTCAGCAGCGTTACAACATGGTTTAAAAAGACTTTTACTACGGCTTGGCAGGGAGTTAAAGATGTGTTCTCAACAGGAGGCAGGATCTTTAGCGGGATAAAGGATGGCATAAGCGACGTATTCACAAATGTTGTTAACACGCTCATAGACGGTATTAACATCGTTATTGCCGCCCCATTTAATGCTATCAACGATGCAATTGAGTGGGTACAAGATCTGGAAATAGCCGGCTGGCAGCCATTTAACGGACTGGATACGATAGATATCCCCCAGATCCCCAAACTAGCCGCCGGCACGGTTGTCCCCGCAAATTATGGCGAATTTATGGCAGTCCTCGGCGACAATACTCGCAAACCCGAGGTCGTTTCGCCGTTGTCAACGATGAAGCAAGCCGTGCTTGAAGCGCTGGTCGCATACGGCGGCGATGGCAGCGGTCAGAAGCAGCCGCTTTACGTCACGGTACAGCTCGACAGACGGCAAATGGTTCAAGCTGTTATCGACGACATAAACGAGCGCACTCGCCGCAACGGACGTTCACCGCTAAAGGCTTAGGAGGTGCGAAATGACACAAAAATTGATGTTCGGCAGCGAGGTCATGCCCGCGCCGATCAGCGTGAGCTTCACTAACGAAAAAATATGGTCGGACAACGCGGGACGCACCGCCGACTGCACGATGGTCGGCGATATTCGCGCCATAAAAAAGACCATCAAGCTGCAATGGGCGCACCTCACGGGCGAACAGACCGCCGCCATAAATCGGTATATCTCCAACGTCGATAGGGCATTTTTTACTGTCACGCTGCTCGACGAGGAGATGAACGCGGTCACGAAAACGGTCTACGCGGGCAGCCCTGCGTATGAAGCGTGGGGCTGGGACGAGCGGCGGCAATTTTGCAAAACGCTGAATGTAGACCTCATAGAGCAGTAGGGGGCGATATATTGTATACAGTTTCAGACGAACTTGCGGCGCTAATAACTTCGCCCTGCCGCACATGGCGAATACTTTTAGAAGACCTCACCGCCGCCCGCACCCTGACCGCCGAAGCGATATTCACGGCAAATTCAGACCGCGAATCGACATCATTAAGCGACGACATCGAACTCGGTGCGGTCTGCTCGCAGTCGTGGACGGTAAACATCGCCGATAGCGCGGGCGGGTACGTCGGGCATATGTTTCGGCTGTCGCTCTACATCGCGGACATCGAGGGCGGCAAAATGACGTGGGGCAGGCTCGCGCGGTACAAATTCGGGCGCATAAAAACGCTCACGCCGCGCCAGATACGGCGGCTGGGCGAGGTGCTCGGCGAGCCTATCCCGATGGGCGTTTTCATCTGCACCAAAGCACCGAAAAACGGCACGGGACGCGAGCTTTCGCTG